CTAAGAAGTCTGATATCAAAATCATTACAAGACTTAACAAAGAACAAAAGAAACAAGCACTTGATGAGTTATGGGAAGACTTGCAAAGTGCTATACAATTTACACGAGATAGAAACAATGCAAGAAGAAGACAGAAAAGACTTGACAAGAAAGTTAATCTATGATATAATGGCACAACTTAATACAACCTAAAGGAGGAATTTTATGTATGAGTATGTAAAAGGGAAGGCGATGTATGCCAACATCACTAGTCCTAACACGAGGTTTGAACCACTAAGCTTGAAGACTTAGGACTGAATCAAGTTAGAACTAGAACAGGTGAACTGAAGTATGAAGAACCTGCTTTTACTTTTAGTAAGAGAGCATCAAGGAATGATGGGTCAGCTAATACTGCACCTAAGTTAGTTGATGGTGATGGTAATCCTATGGATGTTGCAATTGGTAATGGTTCAGAAGTGACTGTTAAAATAAAACCATATAAAAATAATTATGGTAGGTTTGCAGAACTTATGGCTGTTAAGGTAGATAATTTAATTGAATATACTGAACAAGATTCAGACAACGAGGAATTTTAATATGATTATTACTATTAAAAATGATGACGGTGAATCAGTCTATGATGTTTCAAAGATTGAAGATGAGCAGAAGAGAGCAGGTGCTAATGTATCTATCAGTAAGATAGGCACATTGAATGTACTGGTCGAAGCTTTGAACTATGCTTCACAAGGACATCAGAATAATCTTGAAGCTGTACTAAAGGAAAGTCCTGAAGCTATAGTTGAACAAGAAGAAACTGAGACTGAAGAAACTGTAGAAGAATCAGACGAATCTTAATTCATAGTGAGGGCTAACATGGATAAAACTTGGGACAAACTACACCAACCTTGTCCACTTTGCGATAGCAGTGATGCTGTTGGAATCAATGAAGATGATTCAGCAAAGTGTTTCAGTTGTGGAGAGTTCATGCCTAGTTATACTAACGCATGTGGAGGAAAGGATATGCAAACAGAAACAACAATACCAACCAAGAAACCTGATATGGTAGATGAAGGAAAGTTCTCAGCATTAACTGATAGAAAAATTTCAGTTAATACTGCACAAAAATATGGAGTTAAATGTGTACATGACTTACAAGGTAATGTAGTTAAACATTTCTATCCTTATTATAATGGACATGAACTATCAGCTACTAAGACTAGAAACTGTAGAAACAAAGACTTTTATATTTCTGGTACTTATAACGATACAGGTTTGTTTGGTCAACAACTTTTCAAGAGTGGTAAGTATATTACCATTACCGAAGGAGAGTGTGATGCTATGGCTGCTTATGAACTGCTTGGTTCTAAGTGGGCTGTAGTATCAATTAAGCGTGGAGCAAATGGTGCAGTCAGAGATATCAAGGAAAGCTTAGAGTTCTTTGATGACTTTGAAAATGTTATCATTGCTTTTGATAAAGATAAGGCAGGACAAGAAGCTAGTATAAAAGTTGCTAGACTTTTCAAGCCCGGGAAAGCTAGAATAGTTACGCTTCCTAACGGTTGGAAAGACCCTAACGATATGCTAAGAAACAACAAGCATAAAGAGTTTGTTGAATCTTGGTGGGCTGCTAAAGTTTACACACCTTCTGGTGTTATAAATGTTTCTGAACAACGTGAGAAGTTTCACAATCGTGAGAAGAAACAAAGTGTTCCTTATCCTTATGAAGGACTTAACAAGAAGTTGTATGGTCTTAGAGCAGGAGAACTGGTCACACTTACAGGTGGTACTGGTCTTGGTAAGTCAAGTGTGACAAGAGAACTTGAACATCATCTTATTAAGAACACTACAGATAACGTAGGTATCATAGCACTAGAAGAAGATTGGAGAAGAACCATTGATGGTATCTTATCTATTGAAGCTAATGCTAGGCTATACGTTGACCAAGAACGTGAGAAGTTTTCTAAAGAAGAACTAGATAAGATGTTTGATATTCTCTATGATGGACAGAACAAGAATAGAGTATGGGTTCATTCACACTTTGGTACGAATGACATTGATGATATCTTTACTAAGCTTCGCTTTATGATTATAGGATGTGATTGCAAGTGGGTGGTCGTTGACCATTTACATATGTTAGTCAGTGCTGTACATGAAGGAGATGAAAGACGTGCCATTGATACTATCATGACTAGACTTAGAAGCTTGGTAGAAGAGACAGGTGCAGGAATCATTTTGGTTTCACACTTACGTAGAGTTGATGGTAATAAAGGACATGAGAATGGTATAGAGGTTTCTCTATCTCATCTTAGAGGTTCTAATAGTATTGGACAACTTAGTGATTGTGTTATAGCACTAGAAAGAAATCAACAATCAGATGACCCTGAAGAAGCTAGGACTACAAGACTTCGTATACTTAAATCAAGGTATACTGGAGACGTAGGTATGGCATGTAGAGTTGTATATGATGGAGAAACTGGTAGACTATCTGAACTAACAGATGAGGACATAACCTTTGACAATAGTTTAGATGAGGCATTTTAAATGACTAAAATAGTATTGGAGGATGGCGAGAAAGCAATCGTGGACTACTTAAGTAAGGGTAGATATGATAGAGCAAGAAGTCGTAATGCTGAAACTTTACCTCTTAATAATACCAATGATAAATACTTTTCTGATAAAACAGGATTATTTGCAGAGTTAGCATTAGCTAAACTAACAAACGTATATCCTAGTCAAGTTTTTTCTCCAGTATGTAAGACTAAGGATAGTGGTGATGATGTTGGAGATATACAGTATAAAGGTTGGAGCATAGATGTAAAGTCAACTATTCATAATAATGGTGTGCTTTGGATTAACAAGATTAATAATAATATTGATTTATATGCATTCTTTGTGGTAAAAGAAAATGAGGATACTGTAACTTGTGAACTCAAAGGTGTTATAACAGGTAAGAATCTACATGCTAAACCTAAAAGAACAAGACAGCCACAGTTTAAGTATCCCTGTATCTATGTAGAGCAAGAGGAATTAATATCGTGGGAGGACTTTAAAAAAGAATGGACTTAGTATTTGACATAGAAACAGATGACTTGAAAGCAACTCTGATACACTGTATCGTTGCACAAGACATGGACACTGGAGAGATATATAAATATCCACCAGATAAATTGTCTGAAGGATATGAACTTTTGACTAAGGCAGATACTTTAATAGGACATAACATCATCGGATTTGATATACCTATGGTAGAGAAGTTCGGTGGTGTAGACTTGTCAAAGATACCAGTGATTGATACTCTTGTACTATCAAGACTATTTAATCCTAATAGAGAAGGTGGTCATAGCCTTGAGAAATGGGGATATAAATTAGGCTATCATAAGATAGAGTTCTCAGACTATCTTAATTATTCTAAAGAGATGATGGACTATTGTGTTAGAGATGTACAACTCAACGCTGTAGTATTAAAGAAACTAAGAGAGGAGAGTAAAGGATTCTCTAAACAATGTATATCTTTAGAACAAGGTGTAGCTAGGATAATGAAACAGCAAGAGGTAAATGGTTTTAAGTTTGATTTGGAATCAGCTTTGTTATTACTTGCTGAACTTAGAGAAAAGAAACAAGCCATTGAAGATGAAGTACACAATACATTTAAACCTAAATGGGTAGATGATAAGTTAGTTAATCCTTATATTAAAAAAGATGGAGACTTATCAAAGCGTGGACTTACAGATGATGAGTATCAAAGATGTTTAGATACAAATAACTTTGAACCTTTTATGAGACAAACACTACAAGAGTTTAATCTTGGTAGTCGTAAACAGATAGGAGAATATCTTATTGACTTTGGTTGGAAGCCTGAAAGGTTTACACCAACAGGTCAACCTATAGTAGATGAGAAAACTCTATCAGCAATCACACACATACACGAAGCTAAACTTATAGCAGACTTCTTGTTACTTCAAAAGCGTATAGCTCAAGTTGATTCTTGGGTTGAAGGAGTACAAGAGGACGGTAGAGTACATGGCTTTGTAATACCTAACGGTGCTATCACAGGAAGAATGACACACAGGAATCCTAACATGGCACAAGTACCGGCAATCTATAGTCCTTATGGTAAGGAATGTAGAGCATGTTGGACTGTAGAAGAAGGTAATGTTTTAATCGGAGTTGATGCTTCTGGTCTTGAGATTAGAATGTTAGCTCACTATATGAATGACGAGGAGTACACAAATGAAATTCTCAACGGAGACATACACACCGCTAATCAAAAACTTGCAAACCTTGAATCAAGAGATAAGGCGAAAACATTCATCTATGCACTCATGTACGGAGCCGGAGATGAAAAACTTGGAAGCGTGGTTGGAGGAAGTACAGCAGATGGTAAAAGAGCTAGACAATATTTCTTTGATAATAAACCTACATTTAAATCTCTTAGAGACAGAGTACAAAGAGCATCAACAAAAAATTATCTCAAAGGATTAGACGGTAGAAAGCTATATGTCCGTAACCAACATTCAGCATTGAACACTTTACTACAAGGTGCCGGTGCTATCGTAATGAAACAAGCATTGGTTATGTTAGATGATGTGTTAAGATTAAACACAGTGGATTATAAATTCGTAGCTAACATACATGATGAGTGGCAGATAGAAGTACCAAAAGATAAAGCTGATTTTGTAGGGAACTTTGCAGTAGACAGTATTGTAAAAGCAGGAACACATTTTAATCTTCGTTGTCCTTTAGATGGCGAATACAAGATAGGAGATAACTGGAGTGAAACCCACTAAAAAAGACAGAAAGAAATTTGACATTGACTTAGAGTACGGAGAGATAAGAGAAGATAAAATAAAAGACATGCTAACTGGTAAGAAGATAGAAGTTAAATCAGAGAAAGGTATGTGGATGAAGACAGGAAATATATGTATAGAGTATG